GGGCGCTGCAGAACGAATCGGTGCAAAACGGCATCGGCTCCGATTCGGTCGGTTGCGCGGTCATTGGCGGCCGATCGCTGCCCGGTGTTGAAGTGGTATGCGAGCGGACGGCCCATGCTGTCGACTTCAACGCCGGCGACGATGGCATTCTTGGTGCCGTCGGCCGGCTGATTCTTCCATGTGGCGAGTCGGTCGACGTCGAGAAGCTGCAGCGAGTAGCCGAACTTGTTGCCAGCGGCGCGGCCGTATCGACGGTAGACGAGCGCTTCCCCATCGCGGGCGGTGGCGCGCACGATGGCCTGGCAAAGTCCTGTCCACGAGTACTGGCCGGAAACTTCGCAGGTTCCGGTCCGGCCCCATTCGGCCCAGGCGCGGACGATCGCAGCGCGGGCGCCGGTGTCCGGGTTTCCCGGGGCGTTGTCGACCAGCGAGACGAGACGCGGGGCGGCTTCGCCGATCAGGTTGGTTTCAACGAGGTCAAGGTAGCGGCGCGCAAAGTCGTTGTCTCCCTCCAGAGTGCGCGAGCGATGGCGCAGGGCGTCGAGGTCGTTTCGGATCTCGTCATCTATCGTTTCAGCGGTGAGGCGCCAGCTTGCCGTCAGCCGGTTGAGCTTGGCGGCGGCGAATGCTCGCTGGTGGCTGTCTGCGGCCGGCTTTTTGCGAAACAGACGGCGAAGCGCGGAGGCGAATCGGTTCGGCATCAAAACCTCAAATAGACGCGGCCGGACTTCGGCGCAGTGGAGGTCGCGCGGACTTCGCGGCGGTAGACGTCGCGCAGCTTGAGCAGGTCTGTAATGGAGATGTACTGCATCTGCCGGTCGCCAATCTGGTAGCTGGCGACGGCCGGATCATGGTTTTCGATCCAGGCTTCGAGCGCGGCGAGTGTCTTTTCGGCGTGCGTGCGTGCGTCGAGCCCGCCGACAGCAGCGGCGAAGCTTGCGACGATGGCAAGCGTCCCGGTGTTGGTGGTGTAGACCTTGCCGGCGAGCGTTGCGCGTTCCTGCCATGAATACGTGCCGGCGGCCCAGCCGGCCGTGGTGGCGGCGGCGACTTCGACGAGGTGATCTGCGCCGGATGCCGTGGCGGTGATGGCAATCTGCGCCCCGGCTTTGACCAGGACATAGGAAAGCACCCAGCCATCGGATGCCGGATAGTCGGCCAGCGAGCGCAGCCAGGTGGCAGTGTCGCCAGCGCGCAGGCTGGCGGGTACGGCAGTCGGTACGGTATGAGCCATGCCGCGGTTTTACGCGGCGGGCGTCAACTCGTTAAGGCGTTTCGGTTGACGGTGAATCACAGAATCCGGTAGACAGCCTGCCTCGACAGTCCGAAGCGCTCAGCCACAGCCGGAACGGATGCGCCGGAAGCGAGCGCCTGGCGGATGGCGTCATGCCGGGCCATGCAATCGAGCGCGGCGGTGCTTCCGATGTAATGCCGGTCGCCGCCTTGCTCCTGCCTGATGCGGCGTTCCAGCTGGGAGAGGGATTGCCGATCGATGCCCATCTCTGCGGCGACCATATCGAGCGCGAAGCTCAGGAAATCAGACGGGGCTCGCATCTGGTTTACCACCCTACCATCACGCCAGCCGGCTTGGCATGGTGGGACGATGCCTTGCGCGGCGGCGGTGTTGGATTTGTCTCGGCTGGCTTGGCGGCTGGCAGTTCTCCTGCAAGGCGATGCGCGACGAGGCAGAGCAGCATGCAATCCAGAGCTTCGTTTCGCGGGCGAATCTGCACCCACTCAGCGAACGGGCGACCGTTTTTGACTTTCGTTCGAAGTTCTTCGGCGGAGAGTTGCAGGAAGTATTGGTCATCGAAAGCGGGATCCGCCGGGAAGTGAAAATAGCCTGGCCCTGGCTGCTGGAGCTTGAGCCTGGCGTAGATGATGGATTTTCCTTGATCGACGCCGATCGGCTCGACTGGTTGCCCGCGTTTGCGCTTCACGCGCAGGCGCTGCCGGCGCTTGCGGTCGTCTTCGATCAGGGTGCGGCCGCGGCCGGCGATGCCTTTGGTTGGAGTGGCCCATGGGTATTTGTCGCAGAAAGCGACGGCAAAAGAGGTGTTGTAACCGCTATCGACGGCGGCCCGAGTCACGCCGGCATCGGATAACGCGGCGTGCAGGTCTGCCCAGGTATCGGCTGCGGTGGTGTCGCCAGGGATGATGAGGTGATCAAGCGCCCAGCACTCCTCGCCGGTGCTGAATCCTGCGATGGTGGCTTCGATGCGGTCTTTTTGCACGTCGACGCCGGCGACGATGCGCAGGGGCCGGATTTTGGCGCGGATCTCGTCAGCTCGCCATTGCTCGACGCGGGCCTGCAGCGTGTTGGCGTCGGCGCCGTCGCCTTCTTCGCGCCAGACTTCTCCCAGGTACGTGTTCACGAAAGCCTTCAAAGCGGATGAGTCCTGCTGCGCGTCTACCCACTTCTGGCAGATTTGACGCCATGTCAGGCCAAGCCCGATCGGTGCATACAGCGAATTGATGTGGTAGCCGTGGGTCAGCTTGACGTGCGGACGTTGGGCGACCCAGCGGCCAGAGGCGAGCATGGACGGCTTACTGCCTTCGCGGATTTCGGCGCCGCAGTCGGTGCAGACGTACCATGCGTCGACAACCACCTTTTGCTCTGTTTCGGATCCGCTGGCGTTGCCGTCTACGTGGTCGGCAATGGCTGTGCGGTAGCGCATGGTTTCCGGCGACCAGACAAGCGGCTGATAGGTGCCGCAGTGCGGGCACGGGACGTGATATCGGCGGCGATCTGATCTCAAGTACGCTTGCCAGATTCTGCTTTCGCCTTCGTTGGTTGGGGTGGAAATCAGGAAGGTTTTTGCCCTGGAGAATGTGCGCTGCCGGTTTTCAATAAGGGTCATGGGATCGCCTTCTCCACCGACGTCCCACTTGTACGCATCCACCTCGTCGCAGATCACGTAGGGCAGATGATCGGAGCGCAGGCTATCGGCAGAGTTGGCGCCGGCCTTGATCAATCGGCAGTTGGCGCCGTATTCCAGAATGTCGGCTCGGTTTGCGCTGCTTCGCGATGCGCGGCTGACAAGTTCTGCCAGGCCGGCGTTTTCGCTGATCATTTTTGCCAGGCGCGGATTGAATGATCGGTCGCGCAGCTCGAGCGAAGGCACGACGACCATCAAGTCGCGATTTCCGAGGTGTTGCATGACGTACTGAATCCAGTTAAACATGGCTTCAGTGCCCCCAACGCCGGCCGATTTGCAGAAGACCGCGGTTCGCACCGGCGAGTGCTCTGATAGGTCGTCCATGATGTCTTGCAGGTAGGGCGTCAAACCTGTTCGCCACTGTCCCGGGGCGTTGGTGCCGGAGGCAATCCAGCGGTGGCGGTCGGCGTGCTGCGAGACGGTCAGCAAGTCGCGCGGCTTGGCGCCGCTGGCAAAGCGGGATCCGAATTCAGGCAGGGCGAAACTGGCAACTTTGGCTTTGGCGGCGATCTCGTCGAGCAGCTGGTGCACGGCATCCGAGAGCAGGTAGTGGACGCGGGTTTCTTCGTGCTCGCCGGCGATCACTTCGGCGAAGCGGCGCGGGAGGTCAGCGAGCGCGGCCGTGATCAGGTTCCGCACTGCGACGGCGGCGGCGTGAAGGTCGGCGGCGCGGCGAGTTTGCGCCAGCGATTCAGAGAATTCGCGCTGCGCCTCAAGCGCTTTGAGGCGGGCGCGCTCGGTCTGAAGTTCGGTGAGGGTTGTGGTTGGCATCATTCGCCGGTGAGCAGTGGAGTTTTGCGGTAGCAGGTAGTTCCTGATTCCCACTCATTCGGCTCTAGCACTTCGGCACATAAGCAGTTATCGCCGCAGGGTGCGTGCATGATTTTCGGAGTCAGAAGGCCGTGACGGGTGGCGATTTCTTGCAGGTCGTCGCCATCGATGCCGCTTTCTGGCCAGGCTTGCATGATTTCCTGCGCGAAGGCGCGGAGCTTGGCGGCTTCGTCGGCATAGGCTGACGCAATGACTGCTGACTCCATTGCCGTCTTGTAGTGCTTGGCCATTGCTTGCTGCTGACCGTCGATGATGCTTGCCAGGTCGGACAGATGTTGGTGCGCTATTTCGTGGGTTGTTTTCATGCCTTCGCCTCGCACCGCTTGCAGCGCGGGGTGTGATGGTCAGCCACCGCCAGCGAGTCTGTCGCGTATAGCATCCCGCAAAGGCTGCCCATGTAAGCGGGCGTCCGCCGATGCGCTTTCCAGAAATGCGCCTTTGCATTGCGGCCCATGCTCTCGCACTTAGCCCACACGCCTTGCCCGGTGTCTGCCTGAAAGTCTGCGCGCTTCATTGCCGGCTACCACGCAGCGCGAACATGCAAGCCGCCTTCGTCTTCCCAAAGTCAAAATCATCCGGGTAACAGCACCAGGTGTAGATCACTTTCAGGGCCGCCCGAAGGTTTTTGATTGCTTCCACCGCCGTGATCGTGTTGTCCACGCGTGGATCGTCGAGGGCTTCACTGATGTTGCGCAGTTCGGCTTTGAGCGCCGCAATCTCTTCAGCGTGCTTGCTGCGCGCGTCAAGCTCGTCTGTAAGTGCGTGCACCCTTGTTCTGTGCAGCTCTCGCTTGATGTCGATCTGGTTTTGCATCGCCTCCTGAATCTCAGCCACAGCCGCCTCAAGGTCCGATATGCGCTTGCTGTCCGCCGTGTTCGCCGATGCGCTCTTGTGCGCGCCCTCGAAAAGCCCGGTCCTGAATGCCGCCTCGACCATGGCTCTCCATCTTCCCTTGTCGAGTTCGTCCATGTGCTCATAGCCAAACGGTATTGGCAGCGTGTCCCACAGTTCCACGAATGTCATCGTACTCGCTCCATCTCCATCGCCACCTGTTCCTATCGTTTGCATGGTTGCAGTCCTCTTGTTGCGTTATCTTGCAGTCGCGAGCGCTTTCGCCAGCGATGTTTCAAAATTTGCCGGCCAGACACGTGCTACCACGCGCGAAGCGATGGCATCCAGGTCGTACTGGCGTTGATACGTTCCCGGCTCAGCAAAGTGGAACCACGGCTCGATCACGCTCGCTTCTCCTGATGTGATCCTGCGATAGATGCCAAGCGCGAGATGCCTGGAAGCGATCGATCCCGGAAGCACGACGAAAAAGCCGATGCCTTTCGTTTGCTTCGACTTTCCGCTGCGTCGAAACGTCTGCAGATTGCGGCGATACGCCGACAGGATGCCCAACATTTCCTTGATTGCCTGCTGCCGAGGATTTCCGCGGCGGTCAAGCGGGGCGCGTGCGCCTGGCGCCAACTGCATGTTTTCCGGCATCAGGCCGCGACCTTTGAGCCATCCCTCCAGGCGCTTGAATCGCCGCGCGCCGCCGTGGAACAGATGGGCAATGGCCTGTTCGTATGGTGTTGCTCCTGATGGCGCGTCGGTCCTCAATCCGACCTCTGCGGTCAACGTGGTCTTGGTGGCTGCCTTGACGGAAAACGAGCGCAGCGTGTAGGGCGTCGCGCCTCCTTTCACGCCGGCAGCGAGCGCGCGCTTGATTTCTGCATGCACGGCATGAGCGGTCACAGTGAGTGCTCGAGCAGCGGCAAACGGAATCTGGCTTGCCTGCTTGCCGAGGCTGGCTTGCAGGGCTTTCATGCCTTGAATTTCGACGGTGATCACGCGCTTTCTCCTTGTGGCGGTCGGTGCTGTAGCAGGTAGTCGGCGTTGAATCTAGCGCCAGGCGGTGGGAGCGGATGCCCGATCACATGGCCGGATTCGCTGGCGTAGAAATCCGAGCCGCCAGCCATGCCATTGCGGATGGCTGCATTCACGACGTCCAGCCCGAAGGCTTCGCGTATCGCGTCGATCCATTCGGCCGTGTGTGGCATGGTCTGTCGGAGTGGTTTCCTGTTCATTTGACTGGCGCCCGCAGTCGCCGCAATGCTCGGGGCAATTCTCGCCGAATCATTCGCCGCAGAGCGCTTGACTCTGCAGACAGCAATTGCAGGCGCTGCTCTGCGGTTTCCATCACGGCCAGGCGAGGCGCCGTCTGGTCTACCAATCGCTCGAGCGATCCGCGCAGCGTTGCTCCCAGTGACCGCGCTTCTCGGTCGATGTCTTCCATTCGATAGCGCCGATGGCTGCGCATCTGGATTGCCAGCCGGGCCATTGCGTTTTGCGCAGCCAGAAGCGCTTGCGCGTAATGGGCAAGGCCCGGTCCATCGCTTGCCTGTCCGGCATCGGCCGGCGATGCGGCCGGCTCGTTCTCTTCTTCGATGTGAGCATCGAGCTCGTCTTTCCGGCCAGCCGGCAAAGCGTCTTGCTGCGAAGCATCTTGGCTGACCGTCTGCGCGGCGATCTGCGGCGCGTTCTGTGCGCCTGGCTGCGCAGGTATCAACGCCGACCGTTTCGCGGCGTGGCGCGCCAGGACGTCAGGACGCGTGCCTGGTTTCGTGTTCTCCCAGCGTTGCAGGCTGTCGGCAACGTCAAGCATGCCGGAGGAGACAATCAGGCGGCCGGACTTGATTGCCCGGCAGACGGTGGATTTATGCACGCCGAGGCGACGAGCAAAAGCGGCCGGGGTTTCAATCACCTTCTTTCTCCTTTTTCTTTCAAGAGAAGAAAAGAAGAGAGAGCGCGCGCGCGAGCGAACGCATGTTTGCCCGTTGCGAACGCAGGAGCGAACGCATCACCTCTAGGCGTGGTGCGGGTCCGAACGCAACGAACGCAGCGAACGCATGTAAACATACGCGCGGGACATGATGTGTCTACTTCTCCGGTGCACGCACGTTGCGTCGCGCGTAGTGCGTGCGCAAAGATGCGTTCGCTGCGTTCGCCGCCTTGCGCCGCAAGGGTTTGAAGCGTGCGGAGGCATGCGTTCGGTGCGTGCGGTGCGTGCGTTTTGGCTGGAATCTGGCGGTTTTTCATGGCTTGCGCCTCGCAACACAGGCGGCACAGGTCCAGCCTTTTCCGCTCAAATGCTGTTTCCGTCCGACCAGCGAAAATTGGCGCTTGCCGCAGACAGAGCAGCGCCACGGTGAGAGCTTGACGGTTGGCATGCCATCCGATGCGGTATTGCAGCGGAATTCGGCCAGCGAGCGCGGGTCGAGCGAGAGATTGCCGGGCGCTGGCATCAGTCGGAGTCTCCAAGAGAGTCCTGGAATGCGAAGTAGCTGTCAGTCGCCCACTGCGCTTCCTTCTTGTCCGGCCGCTTGCGGTAGTCTCGCGCTCCATCCATGTTCAGCAGGTTTTCAGGCGGGATCACCATCCGCGTGCGCTTCGGCGTGCCTGAGTATTGCGCGGAGTCAAAAACGTCCTTTGTCGCGAGCGCCCAGCCTGGCTGTGTTGCGATGTGCCCGGATAGGTGAATCTGCGCCCGCGGCTTCTCTCCGCGAGCCACTGAGTAGCGCGTATAAGCCCGGAAAATCTGCCCGGATGAGCAGGCGCAAATCGGGTGCGACAGGTCGCCGCATGTCCAGTCGCGAAAGAAGCGCTCGATTGATCCGCTTGACAGCTCCTGTACTCGCAGCTTGGCGTCTGTCATTGGCGGTTTGCTGTGCTCGCTGAAGTCGCCTAGATCGAGGTTCAGCAGGTGGTGATGCAAAGCCGCGCGGCCGCCGTTGGCCAGGCACTCGGCCACTTGCGAGTAAAAGCCGGGAGAGAGTGCCGGCGGTGTCCAGATGATGAAGTGGCGGCGATCGAAAACCTCTACCGCACAAGGGTGCAGCTCGTTTGACAGCCAAACCCCGTTGCAGTGGTTGCGCTCGTTCCATGCGCTCATGTTTTTGGGGTTGATCCGTATCACGTCGCCGGTGATCAGCGATTTGATGCGGTTTTTCAGGAAGTAAAGCTCGTTTCTCGCGACCACTTCGTCAAAGACCAGAAACAGCTTGCGGCTAGCCCAGTCGTTGAATTGCGATTCCACAGCGAGCTGGTCGACGGTGCCGCCGTATTCGCCATAAATCGCCGCAACCTGATCGAAAAACAGGTTCTTTCCGGCGCCTTGCATGCCATGAAAAACAAGCGTCGATTTCATCTTGGCGCCGTGGTGCTGTATCGGGTACGCCAGCCACTTCAAGGCCCAATCGTA